AAACGCTGTCATATTTAGATTAAATGTGTCCCCTGGTAATACTTCGTCTACATATACGGGGACTAGATAGCCAGCATCGAAAGTTGTTTTATGTGTACTTTGGCAGTCAAATTTTGATCGCGGGATATCCGCTTTTGGAATCATTGTGAACTGATGTATGTCTACTGAACGATTACGATGCATGGCTTTTCCTTGTTTTATTCCGTGGGAAATGTTGCCATTTCCCTACGGTTTAGTTTTGTATTTTTACTTGTTTACCCAGACTAAGTAATTTTGGTTGTTCGTGCAACTCAAAGATTCCAGAGTTATCGTCGAATTCGCCGAACTCATACAAGTCGAAGTCGTCTGGGTGATTATATAGCTGATTATCAGCATCGCTGCGATTAATTTCATCGCTAAAGCTCCTAATTGCAACGCCTACTGAAGGTACGAACATTGGTCGTCCGTATGCGTCTGCTGCTCTATCTTTTACTGAACATAATGTTAATTTCATGAGGATTCCTAAGTGAGGTTACGTTTTAATTTTTGAAGTTTTGCCTTTTGGACTATTTCTTTTACGACTAGTCTTTCCGGGGTATTGTCTTCGCTATTTAGTTTACCGTTTATTTCCCGTTTGTAAAGTATTTCGTCGTATTCATATGGATAGTCCGATTTATATTTTTTGTCGTAGAACTTAGGTGGTTTTACCTTTTTTCCTTTAATTATGACGTAATCATGTGGATATACGTCGTTTTTGTACTTTTTATACCAGTCATAGCCTATTCCTGGTTTTAAAGACATTTTATTGAATTCGGGTTTACGATTAGTTATCTCACCCGTTTCTTGGTCTGTTTGTTTGTAATGTGTTTTTGCGTTATTCCCTGTTACTTTTTTCATGATATAGCGTGCAACATATGCAGCTGATTCAAAGTTAACGTCTCCAATGGAGGAATAACCAAATGGCCAGAGTATTTCAAGGTCTGCGGATCTATAAAGCATAGAACCAGAGGGAGACCTTTGCCATAGTTTTTTATCATGAAAGTCGTATCCGAAGATACAGGCGTGGAAGTGAGGTCTGCCGAAATTTTCGCCATATTCTCCAGCCATATAATAGCGGATTCTAGTGTTTCCGAGTTTTTTTCGAAATCGTTTAATGAACAATTGAAAGTCTTCGTAATGTAAGCTGCCATCGCTTGGGAGATGTGTATTGTCATATGTGAGTGTTATGAAACAGTTTTTTTCATGTAATTGGGCTTCATGCATGCATCGCATAGCCCATTGTCTAGATCTTTCTAACCTGCAGCCAATACATTGGCCGCAGGGTAATGATAGTGTTTTGACGGTATTGAACCATCGTCTTTCTTGAAAAACGATGGAACCGTCTGCGCATTGATATGCGCTTAAAGGGTGATAGCAAGGCATGTGAGGTGCCTGGGGGTTTTATTAGAACCTCCAGCCTCCACGCTGGGGGGCTGATCTCATATTTGGTGATTTAGTTTTTCGGCTGTGAGCACGAAAAGTCCTTGCTGATTTTCTTTTATTTACGTGATGTCTACGTGTGTACATTTTTTTTCCCTTTTTTGTGGTTGGTGTCACCTAGCACAGTTACATCTAGTAAGGTAACTGTGCTTGCGGTCTATTCGACCGCTTTTTCCTGCGGTAATTCAACGACTTGCGGCATTACTGCAGGTTTATTTTCGACGAGGCCGAGTGAAATAGCCTCATCTAAGTTTTCGGGTTTATCAAGAAACTCAATAAGTTGAGCTGGGTCGTTTTCGAACCTAGCTCTAAGAGTGGCTGGCAAGGACATAAATTCGTCCTCTGCAGCAATTACTTGATTAAGGGCGGTATGGTAGTCACCAATACCGGTGAAATCGCCATAACGAGGCGATAATGGGCTTTCTGGTAGAACGCCCGTAAGATTAAATTGACGAAGTATGTTGTTAATATCACATTCGTCTTTAAAATGCTGCTGAGCCAGGGAAGCATCCTCACAATGCAACCCTGACTCATTTGACGCAGCATCTGTATCGTAGTTATAAGGTGTTCTTAAAAATGGTAATTTTTTCATCGTGGATAGTATGGTATAGGTTTAGGTTTAAGAGCATTAACGGCTTGGGTAGCTGAGCCAATTCCTTGGCCGATATCTCTAGCGTAAGGTCTAATTTGTCCATATTTAGTTTTGGACATTTCTTCTTCGGGTTTTTTTATTGTATAACCCTGCCGTGTTGATAGTTCTTCTGCTCTAGTTTTACCAGTTTGAGCAGATGTTAAATGCTTTTGTTCCTGAGTTAAAATTTCAGTAGCAATTTTATTTTTTAGTTCTTGGGATATATTTGGCATACCCAAAACTATAGAAGCAGTTTCAGCATCTATTTTTTTTGCAGATTGATCGTTTACGTTAGTACGTGAAATCGATTCTGTAGTAGATGCATCTTTTAATTGAACATCAGCATTAGCCATAGACGCGCTATTATAAGCAGCGACTCCAGCACCTAATGAATTTTTCATTTGTGCTGTAGATACGGAACCCATTGCACCAGTTGGAGTTCCGGCACCTCCTTGAGAATAAGCTAACATTGGATTTAATCCAGCAGATTTCATATCTTCGACTGCTGTTTGATATTGGGTTTTACGCATACGCTCTTGAAAATCCATTTGAGCTTGAGCTTGAGCAGCAGATGCTCGATTAGCAGCATCTGCTATATCCCAATTTTTTTGGTTGGTTTGCTGTTGGCCTATAAAGCCTAAAGCACCACCAGCTAGGCCTCCTATATCGAATCCCATTAGAAATGATCGATTAAGCCAGGTACAGAGTACATTGGCATTGGTCTTGCTTTCTTAACATCAAAGAAAGAATCAAAAATGAATTGTTGTCCGTTAGCACTTGCACCTACCGCGACTACCCGTGATACGGGTGGATTGTCTTGGATAAAAGTTGTATTTAATGTTGGGACAGTTGTGAATTTTTGAGCTAAATGCCAGCCGTCAATAGTACCGCTGGCTGTTGATCTAAATAAGCTAGAAATTCGTGATGGATAATATCTATATTCTGCCCAACGCTCTTGATAGCCAAATACAGAAGTATCTGTTGAATCTCCAGTTACGTAGATTTCTTGATTAAGAACAGCTTGCTCACCTAAAGTGGCAAAAGCTGGGAAATAGAAATCATAGCGTGTTGAACGGCTCCACATTTTTTGTAGACCTTGTTGATACGTAAGGTCTGCTCGAACTGATACTAAGCCGATGATAACGCCATGTTCAACGAACGATTGAGTAAAGCCATGATTGTGAGCGAGGGTAGTACCCATAGCAGCAAGTGTACCCAAAGGGGTATTCGTACCGGACGCACTTGTTCCAGAGGTCTGCGCAATTGGATTGATGTTGATATCAGTTGAACCACCACCCAAATACTCAGGACGCTGTAAGCGAGCATCAGGGCTGATGACGCCAAAGTGAGAACGAATAATTTCAGTATATCGTGTACCTCCACGAGCGTCCCTTTCGAGTAATTTTTGTATTTGGAATGATTGGCGTAATTGATTAATAGTTGCTGCTGTAGCAGTACTTAAATCAGCATATAAGCCTGTATTTGAAAATTTAAGTGCTGTTGAACTGTCAGGAGCAGTTGTTTGTGGACCATAATAACCTTCAGATTTGAAGATAAATGGTCCTGATGTTGTGCCACCAGCTAATGACCTATAAGTCGGTGATGTTCCATCACTTAATACTGGGGCAGATGAACCTAAAGGTAATGATACGGCTGCGCCTTTTTGTGGCCATGGTAAAGCTGATGTGAAATAGTCTTTCCGTTTGCCACGACGTAACAGTGTGTAATTTGCTACTGTATCTGGTCCATCGCCTTTATCTACTACAACAGAGTTTTGAAGGTTTTCGTCTCGAAACCATTCGTTGTAGATTAAATTATATGCTCGTGGCCAGAATGCACAGTGCGATACTGTTTTTGTTGCTGTTACTTGACCTACAGTGGGTAAACCCATGTAGTCTTGTAGCGAACCGATTGCATATCCGTTCGCTGGTGACACCTGTTGTGGGACTACATAAGATATTGAGTCCCCTGGATTATTTTGTTCACCCATGAACTTTTGCCAGTTGTTCCAAATCAGTCGATTTGGTACAAAAAAGAAAAATGATTCTAGATGTAGATTATCCATTACTGGATATAGTGGTGTTGCCATTCGGGCAAACGCTGTCATATTTAGATTAAATGTGTCCCCTGGTAATACTTCGTCTACATATACGGGGACTAGATAGCCAGCATCGAAAGTTGTTTTATGTGTACTTTGGCAGTCAAATTTTGATCGCGG